TGAAATAGAAAGTTTTGATTTTAGTACTGGGGAAAAATGCTTTTCTTTGATTCGAAACCTAATAATCAAAGAGTCTGTAGATTCCCACTTTAAGATAGGAGATCTTAAGGTTACATCGGGTCATCTCATATATGATGAATTAGAAAAAGAATTCGTAAAGGCGGAAAATTATCCCGGATCGGTAAAGATCGATGATAAAATTTTCGTCACTGACTTTACAATAGACAATACTCACAATTATTTTGCAAACGGCCTACTAAACCACAACACATCGCCCGGAGGCAGAGCCCTAAAGCACGCCTGTAGCGTGATGATTAATATGGCCCCAATATCCGGGGCAGATAGCAAGATTGAGGATGAACATGAAAACGTAATTGGGCATAAGGTTCGCGCCAAGATTCAAAAGAATAAGGTTGGAGCGCCATTCAGAGAGGCAGTATATACCATTAAATATACAGAGGGTCTAATCAATCGTGAGGAGGAGCTTCTTGATCTTGCAGTTCTTTGTAAGGTAATTAATCGACCAAATAATAGAACTTATGAACTAGGAGATGATAAATTTAGTAGTAGGCAACAAATGATAGATTACCTAAAAGACGATGCTTGCTTTGGCGGAGTTGAAGATTTATGTAGGATTAAGTATCTCTCCGGAGAGGCAGCAGGCCCGGTGGTATTTGATGAAGTAGATTCGGAAGAAATGGAAACACTATTTGATGTGATGGAGTCATAATGCTAATTAGTTGTAACCCAAGATGTAAAAAATCAGACGGTAGAACCGATGGTTCTCTTGATATCGATAGAAATGAGGTTGTCTGCAAGATCTGTGGGGAAGATGTATTAGGAATATCCTCTTTTACAAAACAAAGCATGAAACAAAATAAGGACGTAATTACCCCTGCCAAAAAAGCATTCATGTTTGATTGTAAGAATTGTCACAAGAAAGTTGAAACTGTGGTGGTTAACGGGGTACCATATGGCAAAGATTGCTCCACCAAAAATTGCACAATCATTATTAGCGATATAATGGCTAGTGCAATGGAGAAGATCTCACCCACATTAAAGAAGCTTGAGGAATATGATGAAGGAAGTTCAGGAGCTAACAAAGCTAATTGATATTTGTCATGATAACCTGAAGAAAACAAAGCTAGGAAAAGATTACATCTTCGGAGAGAGAAATCTCTCCGTTGATGCTTTTCAGCGTTATAAAATTGGATTCTTTCCAAGGAATCCTAGAAAGCTCACAGAATATGTTTCTGATGATTTTTTGAAATCTTCTGGTTTGATGAACTATGATGGTAGTAGTCAGTTTTCAGATTACTATTCAATAATATTTCCGATTTATGATGATTATGGGACACCGATTGCTATCGCAGGAAGGTGCATGTTAACAAACCAAGAAAGAGAGATCTTGGCATTACCAAAATACAAAAATTCAAAATTTAAAAAGACCAACCATTTGTTTGGATTAAATCTAGCCAGAGAAAGTATTCTACTAAATCAAAATGCTTATGTGGTCGAAGGATACTTTGATCAGATTAGTATGTATGATGCAGGTATAACAAATACCGTTGCGGTTTGTGGAACTGGATTTTCAAAAAATCACTTTATTAAGCTATCAAGATATACTGATAAAATATCTATTTTTCTAGATGGAGATGAACCTGGTCAAAAATCAGCAGAATCTATTTATAACAAATATGTTAATCGCGGAATAAAGTTGAGATTTATTAAACTTCCACGAGATTATAAAGATGCAGGAGAGTACTTTTTAGATAATAATAAAACTCTTGATGATTTTCAAAATGAAATAGAGAGTATAATTCCAATGGAGTGGTAATGAAATTGAAGAGTAAGAGTTATCAGTACAAAATTGTTGAGGTAGCATTTGATCAAATAAAACTTAACAATTTTTCTGAAAATAAAGGTATGGCAGGAATTCTTTCTGAAAACTCTTACTCTGAAGAATTGCTCGATCTTAGGGAACAGCTCTTAGAGGAAGTTTATACGGTTGTTAATAGCGAGCTTTTAACTGAGCATCAAAAAAAAGTATTATTTATGATCTTAATGGGAAAGACTCAAAACGAAATTGCAGAGCATCTTGGAATCACACAATCCGCAGTCCACAAGGCACTAAGGGGAAATCTCGACTACAGAAATGATAAAAAAAGATATGGTGGAATCTTTAAAAAATTAAAGAAGATATGCAGGGGTAGCGGAAAAATACAAGATATTTTATTAGAAATGGACAAGCTAAAAGAGAAGAAAGATTAGTCCATTACCTAATATAAAATATATTGTATTTTCATGTTTAAGGTTTCTATTAATAAACCAGCTATCTTCAGAGGAAATATTAATGTCTAGTTATTTAGACGATATGCTGATAAAATTTACAAAAAAACAATCTTCTGATTTGGGAGTTAAAGACCAAATAGAGATAACAGATTCTATTTTGTTTAAAAAAGTTGCTTTTGATAGATTTAGGGTTGAAAACGACCCTTATGAATCTCTTTGGGCAATTCAGGATATCGACGGCAAGCCTCACCTGGTCAGAGCCTCAGATCCTCAATTTGAGACCAGAAAAAATGGTAGTTGGGAAGTGATTTCTGATTATGATAAAAAAAATGTAACATTATCTTATAAGAATATTCCAATTACAAGATTCTCCTCTGATGAGTATGGATTCTCATCTGGGGATATTTCTATTTTTAAGTCTGCCCTTATAGAGAAGACATCTTCTGACGATTCATTCTTAAGAGAGCTGCTAAATGAACAGCCTGTCAGTAAGAGAGATGCTCTAGTTTCCACTTTTCCAGAACTGAAAAAATTTATTTAGGTGAAAGATGTCATTAAAACTTTTAAAAAAACAAGCAGAAACCGCACTTCGCTCACTAGAAATTGGAAAAGAATATCCTTCTAGATACGTAGTTGATAGATTTGAATCGGCCTGGGAAAAGAACCAGAAAGATCAGGTAATTGGAAATATGAGGAGTGTCATTGTCAAGATGGCATCCAAAAAACAATACTTCTCTCAGAATGAGATAACAGATCTTTACAATAGATTTAATAATATCTCCGGTGGGGCAACCTCCTTCCGTGATGAACTCGGAGATCTTCTTCGTGATAGTTATGGAAAACTTCCAGAGCTAGTTAGGTCAGATATTTCCAAGACTGCAGCTGATATGTCCAAACCCGTTTCGGTAAGCGAAAAAACTGCTCTTTCTGATGCGTTCTCTGTCCTATTCTCATTCGGATCAAATGATGACTCCGGAACATATAACAAGAATCTAGTAAAGAAAGCAGAGAGGCTAATCTCCCTTGAGCTGAACGCAATGGGAATCAAGCCAGATATGGTTAAGACCGTAACTGGAAACGAGCATTACATTCTTTGCAATGCATATTACAAGAACTTAGACTTTACAACCAGCCATATCAGCATCCCAGTACAGGTTTCCAATGGATCTGTCGGAATCCCATCTGAGCTAGTTGCCGGTGGAGATCTTGTAAAACTAAACAAGGAAAATGTACTTGTCCAACTAAAGACAGCTCAAAAGACCAAGAAAGATTCAGATCTTTCTAAGTACGCAGACCTTCGTCAAACACAGGCTCTTTCTACCCCTACCGTTAAGGCTCCTGCTGCATTACAGGAGAAACTCAACCTTTCCGATGAGGTTCTTCTTGCTTCAAATAAATTCTCTCAAGACCAAATTAGACTTGCTTCTTCCGTAGTTGCTGGAGAGGTTTCCTCTTGGGGAGCCAGAGCACAGGTTAAATTTGCAGGAACAAACGACAGGGGCATGTCATTCTTGGTCAAGACTGCAACTTCTGCTGGAGAAAAATCATTTGTGGTTCCGGTAGAAATTATGAATGGAAAAGTAGCTATGCCATCCGAGTTTGTTTCAAACTCCTCAAAGCATGATTTCTCCTCTCGTGGTTATGCAGAATTTCTTTCCGGTGCAAAGGTATCCACAGCCTCCACCTTCTCCAGAGATACTGATGAGCTGGGAAGACTATCTTATCCCCAACTGATGGATGTTATGATTGATGGTGTATCCAAAAAAGATTACAAAGCATCTGAAGACGCACTTTCTGCCATTGGTTCAAAATTTGGTCCAGAAAGATTTAAGACCGCTCTGGAGGATTTCCAGAAGATTCTAAAGACTGCCTCACAATCTCTTGATCAGGATCTTATCAAGTCAGCAGTTTCTCGCGGAGATCTTATCCGTACCAAAAACTCCGTGGAATGGTTCTGTCCAAAGCTTGGACTTCCACTCAGCAAAGTTGCCTTTGACGAAAAGGGTCGCCCAGTTCCAAAGTTTAGAAATGAGAAACGTAATCTTGAGTCTATAGATGGAACCGTAATCTCAACCAGTAAAATTGTGATGAGCTAGGTTATGAATAACTCTACTCGAAATCAGGCCCTAAAAGAACTCTATAAGAAAGCTCAGGCAACTGGTATTCTTCAAGAGTCAAGAATGGGCGTCACAGAATACAAAAATAGATTTGATATTCAGGATGAGATGAATCTACCTAAAGTAGATACTTCTAAGCTTTACGGTGTCTTTGGTGAACAACCAGACTACAAGCCTGTAATATCAGAAGGTAATCACGCCCTCTCCACTAGATATGCTCCAGATATGCCTGGCGTTCAGGCTGCGGTACCTTCTGATGGTGTCAGGGTAAATCCATATACCAAGCAGGTCTTTGATTATAATAACGGATTTAAAACTAGCGATGGAAGAAACTTTTCCCCAACAAGTGTTTCTAACCAGACTAAAATCTTCTCAAGATAATAAATTTTAGGTAAAATAAAATAAGCCTATTAATGGCTTATTTTTTTAGGAATTATATGGAACAAAGCAAAGTCGTAAGGCACCCGGATAAAGATGAACTTATCAAAATGTTGCTTAATGGCGATTCTGTAAAGCAGATTGAAGCTTGGTTAAAAAAGAAATATCCTCGCTCCAAGCGTCACCATATTTCCTATATGACTCTTCAAAAGTTTAGATCGGAACAACTCAATATAAAGGGTGATCTCCTAGAGGATATTAAGACTAAAAAAAGATCGGACGACCTAGTATCTGAAAATGCAGAGATTAAACTTGCCGTCTCTAATTCCTCCGAATATCAAAAGAAAGTAGATGAAATAGTCTCCAACGAAATGGATGTGGCCAGAAAGCTACTAGAGATGGAGAAACTTATTTCTGCAAGAATGGAATTCTACTATAACGCCGTTGCCAATGGCGGAAGCATTAAGCATGACAGGGTCTTTCTTGAATATTTAAACACCATGAGATCTGTTATGCAGGATTGGAAGAAGTACATTGAAGGCTTTGCTGATAAGAAAATTGAACATAACCTGAATGTAAATGTTGTAAACGACCAGCTAAAAATAGTAAAAGAGGTTGTTTTGGAAGTATTAAAGGACATGGACCCATCTCTCGTACTGATCTTTATGGAAAAACTTAATTATAGAATGTCCGGATTAAAACATGATTCTCCAGAATATAATCAATATCTAATAGAGGTTTCCGATGCAGAAGAAGTATAGTTCAGATGATAATACCGTTCACCTTACAAGAGGTGACTTAAACTCGCCTGTATCCATAATGAATTGGATAAGGGAAACTTTCCCAGGGGTAAAAGACTTGAATTACCAGAACGTAGTATCAGCCTTGGATGGAATTTTTCGTGATAAAAATTTTATCTCATTACCTGATGAAAAAAGAAATAATTTTAAAGAGCTAATCAATAAACTAAGAAACACAATAGAAGATAATAAAAAACTACCTTAAATTATGAATAAATATAATAAAAAATATAATCATGAAATAGATGATTTTATAAAAGAAGCTTCTGATGATATAGAAAGTTTTAAAATTAAAAAATCAGAAATTAATTCTTTTT